TGGCGGTGGAGCTAGTACTATAACTACAAATAATTTCTCTGGTAACGGAACAGTAGGACCTTTCACTTTAGGAGCTACTCCATCTGGAGGATCAACAAGCTTTGTTGATGTATTTATTGATGGTGTTTACCAAGAGATTTCAACTTACGCTGTATCTGGAACTGCTTTAAGTTTTGTTGTTGGGGCAGAACCTCCAACGGGTACAAATATACAAACAAAAACAACATCAGGTAATGTTTCAGGAGCGTTAGTATCTAGCGTAGACATAGGACAATCTACCAGCACCACTGGCGGTGTTAATCTAAGGATTAATCCTATTGAAGTAACAAGTGGAACAACACCAACAGGAGTTGCTAATAGCTTATATATATTTACTTCAACAACTGGTTCGATCTCTACATTAACTCTACCAGGTTCTCCAACTGCAGGTGATTCAATAAAAATATCTAATATAGGCGGATTAGCTAACGTGATAGCTACTAGTGGAACGGATAAAATAATGGGTCAAGCAGGACCAATGACAATAAACGTAACAAATGCTGCTTTTGAATTGATATGGTCTAACATAGCGGCTCAAGGATGGGTAATAATCGGTAATGTATAAAATAATAAATAAATAATATGAGTGATTTAACAGATTTTTTTCCTGCTGCAAGCGGCGGTAGTTTCGTGAGTTACGACCCACTTACTTTAGATAGAACTGCAGTTTATGGTGGTAACTTGGCCATGAAAAGCAGCGCCTCGGCAACCAAAACCACTTCTGATCCAAATTTTTGGATATATTATGAAGACTATTCTGATGGCGTAGGTGACTACGTACAACTACCAACAACAACTAGTGTTTACCAAACTATAGTAGACGTTACTAACACGGGAAAAGGTGGTAAGCTTTTAAACGTAATAGCTCCTTTACTTAACACCGGCAACACTTTAACTTTTAAAATAACCATAGACGGAACCGAAACGTTAATACCTGTAGTAGGTATTAGTCAGCTTACTAGACTTGTTTTAGGCGGCTTGCTTGAAGGAAGACCAACAAGTGGACAAGGAACTTACGGGCCTGCCTATACGTATCGAAGTGGAGCTTATGATAATAGTTTTAACCAGCAAAAAAATTACAATGGTTTTTATTACAGTGGCGCTCAATACTTTATGATTCCTACCAGTCCAGCCAAAGCTAACCACATCGAATTTAAAGACTCATGTAAAGTTGAAATGATATACACAGGGACACTCCCAACTAATTGGGGTTCACACGACCAGCGAGGCGGCGCAATGATAATTCAAAATTAAAAATATGACAAATGTAACTATAGAAAATTTAACAGACTCTTCACGACAAAACCCAATACAAGGAGATAAGATTAAAATAATAAATAACACAACTGGATCTATTAAGATTAAATCTTACAACGAACCATATATTAAAACTCAAGACGATTTAAACTTAGAGGCTAGAGAATGGAGAAACGAAGAACTTAACAAGACAGATTATATAGTACCTTTAACAGATCACCCAGATCACGCAGCTACATTAGCATATAGAGTAGCTCTAAGAGACTGGCCTTCAACATCTGACTTTCCAGACACAAAACCAACTTTATAATAAATGGCATTAACTAAAGTTTCAACTGGTGTTGTAGATATGAGTGGAAACACCGGAGGCTTAGTTATAGCCAAAGGTACTACAGCTCAACAACCAACGTGCACAGCGGCTATCCTTGGTTCTATCCGAGAGAATACAGATTCAGGTGTAAACAAAGTTGAAGTTTGTACTTCCACTGGTTGGCAGTTTTTAGAAGAAGCTGGACCGTCTTTTATACCTTTAACAGTTGACTACTTGGTGGTTGCTGGTGGAGGTGGTGGAGCTAGTGGATACGGAGGAATTGACGGCGGGAGTGGAGGTGCTGGAGGTTTAATAACTTCTTGGCCTGGAGGATCTGGAGGAGGATCTGCATCTGAATTAATTTTTACTTTTACACTTGGAACACCATATACGGTTACAGTAGGAGAAGGAGGGTTGGGAGCAGCGTATGTGCCGCCTTATATGGGCATTTTAGCAGATTCTGGTGATTCTTCTGTTTTTAATAACATAACAGCACTAGGAGGCGGTGGTTCAAGAAGTTGGGGAAATAGCGCGTTTGCTACTAGTGTTAGTTCTGGATCGCCAACTTACGCATCAGGTGGTGGTGGAACGTATACAGGTTCCTTGGGCGGATCTGTATCGGCTGGCTCTGGAACTTCGACTTCTAGAGGTTACAGTGGTAGCAATGGGCAACAAGCGCTTTATTATGGAGGTGGTGGCGGTGGCGCAGGTGGAGCTGCGGGATCAGGAACCTTAAAAACCTCAGGACCAGGTATGAACGTTTCAATAACAGGTGCGACTATCTCTTATGCTGGTGGTGGTGGTAATCCACTTTCATCTCCTAATGGTGGTGGAGGATTAGCACCTACAAGCGCCGGTAATGGAGGAAATGGAACGCCTAATACTGGCGGAGGTGGAGGTGGAGCGTATGCAAACGGCTATACCGGCGGAACTGGAGGCTCTGGAATTGTAATACTTAGATATCCAAGTGCTTACACTTTGACTAAAGGCGGTTCACTCGTTAGCTCTGTAGATTCAACCACTGTATCAGGCTACAAAATAGAAACATTCACCTCAGGAACAGGAACAATAACATTTTAATAAATGGCAAACACTAGAGTAACTAACCCTGTAACAGGATTTAACTCAGCTACTGAAGAAGGATTAAAACTACCAAGCGGTACTAACGCTAACCAACCATCTGGAGTTCAAGGTATGATTAGAAATGATACTGGTGAAAATACAGGTGGTTCTGTTACAGCTATAGAGCATCACAACGGAACTAACTGGCAGTATTTTGCAGCTACAGAGTCTGCTGATAATCCAAATTTAATAATGTATTTAAACGCTAGTGATACAACTTCTTACCCTGGAACTGGAACAACTTGGTTTGATTTAACCCCTAATGGGTATGATGGAACTATAAGCAACTCAACTTGGAATGCAACTGGTTATTTTCCTTTTAATGGAAGTAGTAGTATAGTTAGAAGCACGGCTCTAGGCGCGGCATTTAGCGGCCAGACTACGCTGTCTATTGCGGGTTGGTTTCAAATATCTGCATCTACTGCGAGAATGACTATTGCTTCTTTTTCTAATACTTCGGTTGGTTCTACCGATTTATGGATTGGGTTTAATGCTAATGGGAATACTATAGCTCTTAGAAATGCTGTTCAAGGCGCTAGTTCATTTCTCCAAATTGACAACAGTGGTAGTTCAAATTTAAGAGATGGAAATTGGCATCAAGTTGTTTTTACTGCTGATTCAGGCGGTAATCATGTTTATGTTGACGGTTTAGAATTAACAGGGATGAATTATACTTATGGATCTTCTTCAACAAATATTCAAATGCCTTTAATAAATCAATTCTCAATTGGAGCAAATCAAGACAGCTCAGCAAGCGGAGGACAATGGTTTTTAAATGGAAACATAAGTAAAGTTAATGTTTACGATACAGCGCTGACCTCAACCGAGGTTAATACGTTGTTTTTAGAAGGTAAAGGATTTTAATATTAAATAAAACATGGCAAATACAAAAATAACAAACCCTGAATTATTTAATCTAGGAGATTCAACCTCAGCTACGCAGTTACCTGTAATGACAACTGCACAGAGAATTGCTATGGTTCCAACATTTTTATCACCCTCGTTCAATATAGATTATTTGGTGGTAGCTGGTGGAGGTGCTGGTGGTGGATATTACCGTGGAGGCGGTGGAGGCGCTGGTGAATTAAAAGAAAGTGCATCAAGCATAGCTTTAAGCACTGGATCTCCTCACGATATAGCAGTAGGAGCGGGTGGCGCTGGAGTTATAGTTAGCTCAGATAACGGTTCAAACGGAAACAACGGTGACAACTCTACATTTTACAACATAACGTCACTAGGTGGCGGTGGTGGTTCTCCTGGGGATAGTTCGTCTGGAAACACTGGATCTGATGGTGGTTCTGGTGGTGGTGCAGGTGGTAACTGGGGTGGAACTTCGGCTAATGGAGGCTCTGCTAACGGAACTGGTCTAGGAAGTAATGGTGGTGTTGGAGGACCAGGTTCTAGCGCTTGGCAATGTGGCGGTGGAGGTGGTGGAGCTACTCAAGCTGGTTTTAACGCCGGAACATCTGGTACCGCTGGAGACGGTGGAGCTGGAAAAACATATACAGCTGCCACTAGTATAACTGGACAAGCTTTTAGTATAGCTGGTGGAGGTGGTGGAGCTAATTACACTAGCGGTAATATTACTGTTGGTGGTATTGGCGGAGGAGCTGCTGGGGCTTCTGGAAACGCTCCATATACAAGTGGGCCTTCCGGAACAAACAACACCGGAGGTGGTGGTGGCGGTGGTAACGGCGTATCCCCTAAAGGAGCTGGAGGCGATGGAGGCTCTGGAATTGTAATACTTAGATATGCTACAGCTGATGTTGCTAGTTACACGGCTACAGGTTTAACACCAACAGAAACAACAGACGGTACAGACACTATACTTAGTTTTACAACTGTAGGTACTGGTACGATAAACTTTACAGGCGCAATGGTAGCTGGAACTCCACCTATGTCTGACGGTGAAATGATATTCAACTCTGATACAGATAAAGTAGAATACT